CGATGCTATTTCGCAATGTGTTTGCGCCTCCTTATCTGGTTGTCGGCATGGACCATCTGCTTTCCCGCTGCAAGATCGGGCTGCAGGCTGTCCCTGTCGCGGTGGTTGACATCGTAGATGTGGTTCCGTATGCTCTCGTAGAGCGTCCAGGTGCAGCACCCGACGCGGCATGTGCCGCTTCGGTCCGGGCAGTTCCGGCCGCAGGGCGGCGGGATGGGCCGCATGCGCGGCGCAAAGTAATTCACTCTGATTCCTCCTGCACGTGCTGCAGCCATGCCGCGAGCGTTTGCAGCGCCGATTCGCGCTGCAGCAGGTCTTCGACCGTGTCCCGGTCGACGCGCGGCATGCTCTGCAGGATCTCCCGATCGTTGGCGCAGTCATCGGCAAAAGCCAGGACCGCGTCGACGATATCGTCCAGCTGATCCGGCCGGAGCTCTACCGGGATCTTTGGCTCGTCCTTCACCGGCTTCACAGGATCCCGTAGGTGGTCAGGCCCAGCGCGATCGCGCCGGTCGCGACGCATGCGTCGGTCATCTCTGCGTACCCGGCGATCACCGCCAGCACAAAGGCCGCTCCGCCCAGCCACACGCAGCATGTCTTCGCCACCCGCCGCATGGCCTCCCGGTACCGCAGCTCCTCCAGCAGCCGCTCCTGCCGCTCCCTGGTCTCTTCCTCCGGCTCATACCCGAGCCGTTCTGCAAGATTGGTTCTCATTTCTTCTCCTCCGTTCCGTCCTGTACGCTGTCCGCCGCCTTGATCTTTTCCAGCACCAACTCGATATTCCTGCGCTCCTTCTCAATGCTCTCGAGCTCTTTCCCAATGGCTTCCCGCCTTGCTTCGCTGCCCGGCTCTCCCTCTTTGAGACGGATCGCATCCGCATCCATCCGGATTATGTTCCTTTCGAGTATCCACTTGAGATGCAGCCATTCAGCCGTTGTCAGAATCAGCTTTTTCATGCCTTCGCCTCCGTCTCCGTCTCCGGCAGACGTTCTGCCGATTCTACCAGTGCCATAAGCCGCTTGTAGGTCTCCGTCCTTTCCCTGGCGCGTTTTGCGAGGTTTGCATGCCGTTCAGGCAATTCCGCCACTTGCGCGTGTGCAGCCATGTTCTCGTGCTCATTCGCCTTGTTGTTTACCATGATCGCAAGCATCTCCAGCGTGTGCTTCAGCTCAAACCAATCGTCTCCGCTGAGAATCAGTTTCCGCATTCCGTTTATCCTCCTTCGCTTCCTGCATCCGCCTGACGAGCCGCGACAGACGGGCGTTTTGTGTAACGAGCTTCTGCGCGTCCAGGTCAAGCCCCTTGCGCTTCAGCCCGTTTATGATCTGCGCTGCCTGGCACTCACACACCATCGCCGCTTCGATCAGATCGTGCAGCTCCTGCGCATCCAGCGTCAGGGTGTAGGTCTTGACGTTTGCCATAATATCGACTCCTATGTACGCGCCTTGCGGCGCGTTTAATTGCTGGCCGCGGGCAGACGCCCTTCGGCTGCGGCCCGCTCGAGGATCTGCCACGCCACGCGGCGGGCGGCCTGCCGGTTGGCCTCCTTCT